CTGCAGATGATCTAGGAATTTATCAAGTATCCGCATTAAAAGCAATAGTTCAAGGATTTTCTGTAGAAACAATCAGTCCAACTTTTATAGATTTCCAAAAACCAAGAGATACCAATACTTTAGATTCTCAAGGAGTAAATTATGTAACTGGACCAACATTTACTGTTAATAGAGTGAATGGAAATCCAATTTTAGGAATTTCTACTTCATATTATATAAGTTTAAGAGATTCTAGAGTTGGAACATCATTAATCGCTCCTGGTAAGGAAATTGGTGTTGCTAGAGTATATGATTTTGCCCTCGAAAGTGGTTCATATGAATCCTCTACTCCAAATGCAAATGAGTGGGATTTATCTTTATATGACATTCAAACATATACAGAAATAACTCTTAATGAACCAATAACTTTATCGAGACCAACTCAAGTCAAAGGAAAATCTAGTGGATCAACTGGATTTCTTAGATATGATGTAACAAATTCTCCTACAATTACACTTTATAATACTAAAGGAAAATTTGCTAATGGAGAAAGATTTATATTTGATGGAATAGAAAATACGAGAGTTTCTATTGCAGTTACCGATTATGGTCTGGAAAGTGTAAAGTCAGTTTATGCTTCTGCTACTGGAATTGGATTTACATTTACTGCGGACGTAAAACAAAGACCTGTATATTCAGGTAATTATGCTAATGTAACAGCTGCAGTTGCTGGAGTAAGCACTGTTACTGCTCCTGGGGTAAAATTTGCAGAAATTGCTTCGATTGGAGATATTATTTCCTATAGTAATCCTGGGTTCTCTGATATTACTTATTCGGTAATAACCCAAGTAAATCCAACTTCATTGAGAATTTCTGGTGTAACTACAGTTTCTGGAGTATGTTCTGGAGCATTACCAACAAGTTCAATTAATATCAGTGACTTCAAAATTTTAAAGTCTGGACTACAAAGATCTACAGATAATACTTTATATACGACTTTACCTAAAAAATATGTATCTTCTGTAGATTTAAGTGGATCTTTACTTACTATTAGAAAGCAATTTGATGTAACTATTACTTCAAATTCAACTCAAACAATAATTGCGGGAGATGGTGAGACATTTTTACCATTTGACGAAGAGAGATATTCATTATCTATTAATGGAACAATAGAAGTATTGACTGAAGATAGATTAGTATTTTCAAATGGTTCAACAGAACTAACAATAAGAGGTCTACAAACTGCATCTGGAACTGGGAAACTTATTGCAACTTTAACTGACAGCAAAGTAGAGTCAAAAGTAAAAACAAGAAATAGAATTGAATATATTGTTGTAGATAAGTCAATTTACAATTATTCTGGAATAGGAACTCAAACTTCTAATGATGGACTTACATTTGGAAATTTTGCATATGGAACTAGAGTTCAAGATGAAGAAATTTGTTTGCTAAGACCAGATGTAATAAAAATTTATGGTATATATGAATCAAATTCTACATCAGATCCGATTCTTCCAAGAATTACTATTTCTGCATTAACTGGTCCGACAACAAAAACTTCAGACTTATTCATTGGAGAAAAAGTAATAGGTCAAAGTAGCAATTCAATTGCAATTTATTGCGAAAGAGTCAATGACTCACAGATAACTTTTACTAGTTTAAATGGTAAATCTTTCGAAATTGGAGAGCAAATTAAATTTGAAGAATCTGGAATAACTGGGTTTATTTCAGAATTTATTCCTGGAGATAGAAATATCACATCGAATTTTATCCTAGATAATGGACAAAAAGATACAATTTACGATTATTCCAAGATAGTAAGAAGACCAGAATTTAGACCACCAACTAGAAGAATAAAAATTATTTTGGAGTCTTCTTCAATACCAAATTCGGATACTGGAGATATTCTTACTGTAAATTCATATGATCAATTTGATTATTGTGATATTCCCAGTATTAATGGTATTAGAGTTAGTGATTTAATTGATATTAGACCAAGAGTATCTAATATACAAGTATCTGCTTCTACATTTTCTCCATTTGAATTTTTTGGTAGAATTTTTAATTATTCATCAAACAAAGTTCTTGCTTCTGATGAAGCAATAACATTAGGTTTTTCTTATTACCTACCAAGAATTGATAAAATATTCATTACTAAAGAAGGAACATTTCAACTCAGAAAGGGTGAACCCGCAGATAATCCTAATCCCCCAGTTTCTACAGATAGCGGTTTAGAAATAGCGACTATCACTCTTCCCCCATATCTTTGCAATGTTAATGACGCTACAATTAATTTAACGGAACATAAAAGATATAGGATGTCCGACATAAGGACTCTTGAGAACAGAATTAAAAATCTTGAGTATTATACTTCACTAACCTTATTAGAGAGCGATACATCAAGTTTACAAATTCAAGATGCTAATGGACTGAATAGATTTAAATCTGGATTTTTTGTTGATGATTTTAAATCTACAACTTCTCAGAAAAAAGTAACTTATGTAAAAAATAGTATAGATGTAAATAATTCGGAACTTAGACCAGCTCCATTTACAACAGCATTAGATCTTATTATAGGATCTAAGTCTTTAGTTGGTATTGGGTCTACTGTTAATCCAAATGTGGATTTATCTACAGCAAACGATTTAATAGCAAATAACATTAAAAAATCTGGGCAGATAGTAACATTATCTTTCGATGAGGTTGAAGTAATAAGACAACCATATTCTACTAGAGTTGAACCCGTAGCTTCATATAGATCTCCATTTTATGGTGGAACAATTCAATTATATCCATCTTCTGATGTTTGGGTAGATCAAGTTAGAATACAGGCAAATGTAACACAGATTCAAGGCAATTTAACTGAAACTAAATCTCAAATTTCTATTGGAGATTTGGACAAACAAACTGGATTTAGTCCCGTCATTTGGGGTGCTTGGGAAACTGTATGGACTGGACAAACTAAAGATACTAAAACTAGAGTATTCGATGAAGGATTTTTAACTTTCCAAGAAGTAACAGATACTATTACCAGAACTGGAACATCGACTAGAACTGGAACTAGATCTATAACCAGAGATAGTTTTGAAACGGTTTCTTATGGAGATAGAGTAATAAGCACTGAATTGACTCCATTTATGAGGTCTAGAAATATTGAATTTACAGCAAAGAGATTAAAACCCTCCACAAGATTGTATCCATTTTTTGATGGATTACGTGTTTCAGAATATGTAATTCCAAAACTCCTTGAAATTACTATGACTAGTGGAACATTCTCTGTAGGAGAGACTGTTATTGGATCAGTCAACACATCCGAAGGTAAATTCACATCCAATGCAGCATCATTAACACTAGCAATAGATCCAAGAATTAAATTTAGAGTTGCAGCACCAAATCACAAATATGGACCATATAATGCTCCAACTGATACATATAATTTAAATCCATATACAAGATTAGATACATTAGGATCACAATATTCCCAAACGTCAACCATATTGAATGTAGATACTTATAGTTTATCTACTTATGCTGTAGGATCATTTTATGGGTGGGTAAAATCTGGAATGCAATTGATTGGACAGACAAGTGGAGCAGTAGCAGTTATAACTGATGTTAAACTAATTTCCGATGATAAAGGAACTTTAACTGGATCATTCTGGATACCAAATCCAAATGTACCTGTATTCCCATCGTTCAAAACTGGAAGTAAAATATTTAAATTGACCAGCAGCGAGACTAACACACAAATAGAGGGGATAGCTACAACTGGAGCAGAAGAACGATTCGTCTCTGATGGTAGAGTAGATACTGTACAAGAAAATGTAATTTCAATAAGAACGGTAAGAGTAGAAACTCAAACTGTAACTGATAATATATCCGCTTCTCAAACTCAATCTCCTGTTGTAACTAAAACTCTTATTGCGGATAGAACTCCCCCACCACCACCGCCAATTCCAATTGGAGATCCGTTACCATCAACACAGGATCCAATACCAGCACCAGGCGGCGGCGATGGAGGCGGTGCCCCTGGTGGTGGCGGGGGTGGAGATGGTCCAGTATTCCCTAGAGGTGAAGAGGAAACCGAAGAAACTCCTACACCTACACCTACAAGCACAACTGAACCTCCCGTAACGACATCACCATCACCATCAAAAACAAGAACTAAAAAACCTAATGACAAAGTTTCTGTTGGATTTGTTAATGCGAACGGAAATTCTGTAACAAATAAACTTGGTTTAAAACCAGGAACTTCTGTTCCTGTTAATTTGGTAAATGGAAAAGCATTTGGTTTCTATGTAGCAACTTTAGGTAAAGATAAAGCAGAAAAACTTTGGAGACAAAATAATTTAAAAGTAACTCCAAACGATAGAGCAACTTCTGGATTAGCAAATGGATTATTCCCAATTACTAAAAAAGGATATAAAGAACTGGATATAACACCCCGTCCAAAGGGACAAATATCTACCGCAAATTCTGGAGTTGGAATTATAAATGCGGTATCAAACTTGAATCCTAATGCTAATTCAATTGAGGCGATAAAGCTTACTAGACAGCAAGGATACGGTGTAAAACGTTCCGATACATATGGACCAGCTGGTGCTAATGTTACAATCGGAAATGCCTACAGAAGTCAACCTAAACCGCAACCACAAAATAACAATAACAATAGAGGGGCAAATAAAAATCCTCAGAATAATCCCCCACCACAAAGAAATAACCCACCACCACCAAATAACAGTGGAGGAAATAGCAATTCAGGAAATAACAGAGGTAATAACGACAGAAATAAAGATAATAGGAAAAATAGAAGATAACAAAATAAAAACTAAATAATATACAATGAACAAATAATTGCAATTCCTACTTTAAAAATATAAGAAATGAAAATAACGGATCCATTAGCACAATCATTTTACGTTGAAGCAGAGAGTGGTATTTTTGTAACTTCTGTTGATTTGTATTTTTATAGTAAGGATATACAACTTCCAGTTACTGTTCAATTACGTCCAGTAAAGTATGGAAACCCAACTTCAGAAGTGTATCCTTTTAGTGAAGTTGTATTAGATCCAAATGAAGTTTATATTTCGGAAACTGGAACTATTCCAACTACAGTATATTTTCAATCTCCAGTCTATCTTGCTGGAGGACAATTCCATTCTATAGCAATTCTTTCTGCTTCTCCAGATTATTCTGTATGGATTAGTAGGCTTGGTGAATTTGATACAAATCCAGCAAATATTTTAGAATCCCAAAAAGTATTAGTTAGTAAGCAACCATCATCTGGTTCACTATTTAAATCTCAAAATGGATCTACGTGGACTGCTAGCCAATTTGAAGACTTAAAGTTTAATCTTTATAGAGCAAACTTTAGATCAAATGGAAATATAAACTTTTATAATTCGGAATTACAAGAAGGAAACGAACAGATTGCAACATTACCTAGAGATCCTTTAATTTTATCTTCAAGAAAAATAAGAGTTGGTCTGGGAACAACCTTGGCAGAATCCCAATTACCAAGTTTAGGAAATAAAATTATACAATCTACAAATAATTCATCTGGAACATTTGTTGGATATGCTGGTTCTGGAGTTGGAAATCTTAATATTATAAATGCTGGAATAGGATATACTCCATCATCATCTAGTAGTTTATTTACTAATGTAAATTTAAGATCTATAACTGGTGATGGAAGTGGTGCAACTGCAGATATAACCATTTCTAGTGGTGTGGCAGTTGCAGCGACATTTAGATCTGGTGGATCTGGATATAAAATTGGAGATGTTTTGACTGCTCCGATAGTTGGAATATCATCTTTAGGTAGAAATTTAAGATTATCGGTTACCTCTCTTTCTGGAATAAATGAAATTATTATTGACCAAGTTCAGGGAGATTTTGTAACTGGGGTAGGAAAAACTATTAGATATATTAATAATGTTGGGATTGCAACAGATTTAAAAAATACTGGGGCAAATGTTTTAGCCGATACTATTACAACAGTATCCGATGGTTTGCATATAAAGGTTAAGCATAGAAATCATGGGATGCATTTTTCAACTAATAAAGTTGAATTATCTGAAGTTGAACCCGATTTAAATCCAGTTAAATTGACTTCAACCTTATCTTCAACATCAAACACTTCTATAGATGTATCAAGCGTAAGTGGATTTGAGTTATTTGAAAATGTTGGAGTGGGAACCACTAATCCTGGATATGCTTTAATTGGGGATGAAATAATTTCCTATACTGGAACTGTATCTGGTGCAACTCCCCAATTAATAGGAATAACAAGATCAATTGATGGAACTAAATCTTTAGAATATCCAGTTGGAACTTTTGTATATAAGTATGAATTGGGATCTGTTTCTTTGAGAAGAATTAATAAAGTTCACAACTTCGTGGACGTTACCGTTCCCGATCCCATAGATTTGGACTATTATACTATAAAGTTAGATACTTCAACAAATGGTTTAGATAGATCTATTGGAACATTTTTCCCTAAACTATATTTAAATCAAGAAAAATCTTGTGGTGGATCAATAGTAAAATCTACTCAAAATATTCAATACGAAATAATAACTCCAGTAATACAAACATTGAACTTAGTTGGAACTAATATTAGTGCTTCAGCAAGAACTGTTTCTGGAACAAGTGTTGATGGAACTGAAGCATCATTTGCAGACAAAGGATTTGAATCCATTAATTTAAATAATTCTAATTATTTGACCTCTCCTAGATTAATTTGCTCAAAAATTAATGAAAATGAAAAACTTACAAATTTACCTGGAAATAAATCTTTAACTTTGAATTTAGAATTAAATACTAGCAATTCTTATGTTTCCCCAGTAATTGATTTGGATAGAACTTCAGTAATTTTAACTACTAATAGAATTAATAGTCCAATTGAAAATTATGTTACTGATAATAGAGTAGCTTCATTAGAAGAAGATCCAAGTGCATTTGTATACGCAACAAATGCTATTTCTTTGGAGACACCAGCAACTTCAATTAAAGTTATTGTTTCTGCATATGTTAATACTTATAGTGATGTTCGAGCATTTTTTGCTCTACTGAAGGATCCAGAAGAAAGTCCAATATACTATCCATTCCCAGGTTATGATAATCTGACAGCAGATGGAACAATTATAGATTTAGCGGCAAATAATGGAAAACCAGATAAGTTGTATTCTAAAGTTGATTCTTTGGGATTTAATAGTAAAGATTTAACTTTCCGCGATTTGGAATTCACTATCGACAAGTTATCTCCATTTAGATATTTTAGTGTTAAACTTATTGGTACTTCAACAACACAAGTGTATCCACCAAGATTTAAACAACTTAGAATAATCGCACTTGCATAATATGAATATTAATAAAGTTGAAGGTCACCCAAACTATATAAGGGATGAAAATACTAAAGCAGTTATTAATACAAATTACAATGAATATCAAAATTATATCCTAGCAAGAGAAGCAAAAGAAAGGGAGAAAGAAAGAATATTAAATATTGAAATTGAAATAGATGAAATTAAAAAATCTATTAAATCCATTATGGAGTTACTAAGTAAATGAATCCCGATAAAATAAATTTAGAAAATATTGGAAAAATGTTTGAGTATGAGAAAATTTCAAGAGAAATAGATAGTATAAGTGATATTGATCAAATTAAAAATATTGCAAAATCTTACGTTAAATTATACTTTAAACAACAAGAAGTTATAGCAGGACTATAATGGCACAACCATCTACAAGACAAGAATTAATTGATTACTGCTTGAGAAAACTGGGAGCACCAGTTTTGGAGATCAATGTTGCTCAAGAGCAAATTGAAGATCTAGTAGATGATGCTATACAATTATTCCAAGAGCGTCATTTTGATGGCGTATATCAAACTTATTTGAAATATCAAGTAACACAACAGGATATTGATAGAGGAAAGGCGAAGGGATTAACTGGTGTTGGTGTTTCAACTACATCTGCATCATCCTCTATTGGGACTTTTAATTTTTATGAAAATAGCAATTACATACAAGTTCCCCCTCATGTAATTGGAATTAATAAAATAATGCAATTTGAAGGATCGAATTCAATTTCAAGTGGAATGTTTAGCATTAAATATCAATTATTTTTAAATGATATTTACTACTGGGGATCTACAGAATTATTAACATATTCTATGGTAAAAACTTACCTTGAAGATATTAATTGGTTATTAACTACACAAAAACAAATAAGATTTAATAAGAGACAGGATAGATTATATCTAGATATAGATTGGTCTAGTTTAAGAGTTGGAGAGTATATAATAATTGATTGCTATAGGATGCTAGATCCGTCTGATTATGGAAGAGTTTGGAACGATTCTTTCTTAAAACCATATATAACTGCATTGATAAAAAGACAGTGGGGGCAAAATTTAATTAAGTTCCAAGGAGTAAAACTTCCTGGTGGAGTCGAGTTAAATGGAAGGCAAATTTATGATGACGGACAAAAAGAAATAGAAGCAATATTGGATAAAATGTCCTCTACATATGAACTTCCACCATTAGATATGATAGGATAAACATATGTTAAATCCATTTTTTATACAAGGTTCTAAAGGAGAACAGAACTTAGTTCAGGATTTGATAAATGAATCTATACAAATTCATGGTGTTGAGATATATTATATTCCCAGATCATATGTAACAACTAAATCTGTAATTAGAGAAGTAATTGAATCAAAGTTTAATAATGCATATCCATTAGAAGCTTACGTAGATTCATATGAAGGATATGGTGGTCAAGGAACTATTCTTTCTAAGTTTGGAATTCAAGAACTAGACGATCTCACTTTAATTGTATCTAAAGAAAGATTCGAATTATACATAACTCCCCTAATAAGAAATACAGATAATTATAGACTTGCATCCAGACCTAAAGAAGGAGATTTAATTTATTTTCCACTTGGAGATAGATTATTTGAGATTAATTATGTTGAGCACGAAAAACCATTTTATCAATTACAAAAAAATTATGTTTATGAGTTGAGATGTCAATTATTCAGATATGAAGATGAGATCATTGATACTGGAATTGACAACATAGATGACAATGTTGAAGATGCTGGATATATCCAAACATTTACTATGGTTGGAATTGGATCTACAGCAACCGCAACTGTATCTACGTTTAATGGTGCTGTTAGATTTATTGATGTAACGAATAGAGGATCTGGTTATACAACTTCACCGAATGTTGCAATATCTTCCTCCCCATCTTTTGGTGGAACTGCAGTTGGAATAGCATCGATGATTGGCGGAATAGTTGATATATGTGAACCAGATGGAAAACTATTACGAGTCCAGGCAGTGACATTAAGAAGATCTGGATATGGATATACAACTCCACCAAAAGTTGCTTTTAATGGGGGTAATGGGGTAGGAGCAGCAGCAACAGCGATAATATCCGATGGTGTAATTGGAATTATTACCGTTACTTCTGGTGGATCTGGTTATGCAATACCACCAGCAGTAACGTTTAATACTGCGGTGATAGGAGCAACTGCAAAAGCAGTTGCAATTGTAGAAAATGGAAGTATTTCTGAAATAAGAATACTTGATGGAGGAAGAGGATATAATTCTGCTCCAAATTATATTGCACCTGTTATTACAATTGGACCACCAGTTTTAGTTGGATTTGGAACATATACCGAAAATGAAGTTGTTGTTGGTAGTGCAACAAGTGTTACAGCAAGAGTAAAAACTTGGAATGCCTTCACAAGAAATCTTGAATTATCAAATATTACTGGAAATTTCCAGAAAGGTGAGAATTTAGTAGGACAAACATCTGGAGCAACTTATCAAATACAAGCAATAAATACCGATGATATAAATGATCCATATGCACAAAATGATGTAATTCAATCGGAATCCAAATTAATAGTAGATTTCAGCGAAAAAAATCCTTTTGGAAGTATCTGAAAAAGTATTTTTTATTAAATAGTTAAACTACAAATTTTTAAAATGTTTGAGTATTTTTATCACGAAATTTTAAGACGAACTATAATTTCGTTTGGAACTCTTTTTAACAATATTACTATTCAACATAAAAATGATTCTGGTTCTGTAGTCTCCATTATAAAAGTTCCTTTGGCATACGGTCCAACTCAAAAGTTTCTTGCCAGATTGGAGCAAGAACCAGATTTAAATAAACCTATTCAAATAACACTTCCAAGGATGTCATTTGAATTTGTTGGGTTAAATTACGATAATTCAAGAAAAGTTACAACTACTCAAACATTTTTTTCAAAGACTGCAGAATCTGAATTGAAAAGATCTTATATGCCAGTTCCATATAATATGGAATTCGAACTTAGCGTAATGACAAAACAAAATGATGATATGCTTCAAATAGTTGAGCAAATTTTACCATATTTTCAACCAAATTTTACTCTAACTGTAGATCTAGTAGATCAAATCGGAGAAAAAAGAGATATTCCTATTATTCTTAATAATATTAGTATGGAGGATGATTATGAAGGGGATTTCTCAACTAGAAGAGCATTAATTTATACTTTAAGTTTTACTGCTAAAACATATCTATTTGGACCAACATCAGATACAGCACTTTCAAAAGATATTATCAGAAAGGTATCTATTGGATATGCATCTGGAGAATCTTCATCTGTTGCAAAAAGAGAAATTACATATTCTTCTGAAGCTGTCGCAACTAAGAGTTACACAAACAACGTTATTGGTAATTTAAATAAAGACGTAGAAATAACAGATACTATAATTTTTGTTAGTGACGCCTCTCAACTCACTGCAAATTCTTATATAACACTAAACGATGAAACTCTAAATATTAAATCTATTAACGGTAATGAAATTACTGTTTTTAGAGGATCTTATGGAACTAAGATATCTCAACATGTTTCTGGAACTGAAATTAAACTAATTACAGGTGCAGACAATAATTTGATAAAACCTGGAGATGATTTTGGATTTAGTGGAGCATTCTCGTAAGTATGAAAATGACAAAAAACTATGACAAGTTAAATGATGTATTTAATGTATCTTCCGAAATAGTTGAAGATTCTATAGAAATTGCATCTTCTTCTATTCCAAAAGAACCAGAACCATCAACAGAAATATCATTGAAAAATGATATTAAAAAAGACTATGAATACACTAGGGGTAATTTATATTCTATCATAGAAAAGGGTCAAGAGGCAATAAACGGAATTCTTGAATTAGCGCAAGAAACTGAACAGGCAAGGGCATATGAAGTTGCTGGTCAATTAATAAAAAACGTTGCGGATGCAACAGACAAATTAATGGATTTACAGAAAAAATTAAAGGACATAGAAGAAACTAAACAAGTAAGTGGTCCAACTAATGTTACCAATGCACTTTTTGTTGGATCTACAGCAGAATTATCTAAATTATTGAAGGCACAAAAACAAAAAGAAGAATAAATATTAGTATCATTATTGAATGTTTCAATGGGTAAAAAGTTCAAATCACATAAAACAGTTGAACAAATTGCAAAAAAGCATCGTTTAGATGTTTCTTTTATACAAAAGCAACTTGATATTGGTGAACCTATTGAACACGAGCATACACAAGATCACGATTTAGCAAGAAATATTGCTCTTCAGCATTTAGACGAAATTCCCGATTACTATACACGTTTAAAGAAAATGGAATCATCAGCAAAAAAAGAACATAAAAAATTTAAAGATGTAAAAGAAGATGTTTCCATCGAAGATATGTTTGGAAATACTTTTGCTGAAGTAATCGATTTAATTCAAGCAGAAAAACTCAAAGAATCTGAGGAATCTAGATATTGCCCATTATGTGATAAAAAAGAAACGAGATCCGAATGTTCTTATGGTGGAAAGGCTTGGGATAAAGTTTCAATTAAAGATGAAGAATATTCAATGGCAAGATCTGAACTAAAAACGATTTCAGATGCAGTTAAAAGATTGCAAAATAAAGTAGGAAAGAGTGAAGGAAATTTAGAAGCGTGGGTCCAATCAAAAATTACTAAGGCAGCAGATTATATTGACACTGCAGCGGATTATATTGCAAGTGGAGAAATGGAAGAATCAGTGACAGTGAGAAAAGGCATTCTACCTTTAAAAAATACCCAAATAAAAAGATCGACTGGTGCAGGTGCTTTATCACCAGAAGCAGCAAAAGCATTGGGAGATAAGGCAGTAGAATTGAGAAAAAAGAAACTTGCACAAACAGAACTTCCAAAAATCAATAACAACAAAGAAGAAACAACTTCACTTGTAGATAAAATTATCTCAGAAGAAGAAGAAATTTTAAATAATAAAATTTCCAAAGTATCAGAAAGTTTAAAGGAAGCAACAAGACTTCAAGCAGAAACTGGAAATATTATTCTAGTAACTCTTTCTTGGAGAGGTAAGTATTATTCTATTAGAATGTTTTTTCCACAAACAAAACTTCCAAATAGAAGTGAAATTAATTTTGAAATTAATAAGATTTATCCTGGTTCTAAAGTTATTGCTCATTCAGTATCTGAACTTCCAAGCAATAATCCTTTAATCAGAGTTTCATCTGGAAGTTATGCAAAACCAGGTCCATCAAAAAATTATGTAAAACCTATGGGTGAGGAAATAGAAATTGAAGAAAAAATTGACGTTAGAAAACAATCTTCAAAGAGAAAATCATTAGGTAGAGGTTCCAGTATCAATCCAGATGCAAAACGAACTGGATATGAATCTCCAGCAGAATTTAGAAGGACTGAAAGAGAACTTGCTCCGTATCAAAATCAAAAAGAAGAGGTTGAAATATCAGAGGCAAAAAAGTCTGAAATGAAGTGCAATAAACCAAAAGCAGAAGCACATGGTTCAGGGGAGACTGGAAAATCTCACGTCGTAAAAGCGTGTGAAAATGGAAAAGAAAAACTCATTCGTTTTGGGCAACTTGGTGTAAAGGGTTCACCTAAAAAGAAGGGAGAATCTAAGGAATATGCAAGTCGTCGTCATAGATTTAAAACTAGACACGCGAAGAATATTGCAAAAGGTAAAATGAGTGCTGCATTTTGGGCAAATAAAGTTAAGTGGTAAATTAAATTAAAGTTATTATGGCTGAACATTATCTTGGTAATCCGCTTTTAAAAAAAGCAAATACTGCTATTGAATTTACTGAAGAACAAGTATTAGAATTTGCTCGTTGTCAAGACGATCCAATTTACTTTGCAAAAAATTATATTCAAATTGTTACTCTTGATTATGGTTTACAACCATTTAAACCATATAAATTTCAAGAAACGATGATTGAACGATTTCATAATCATCGTTTTAATGTTTGTAAATTACCTAGACAGTCTGGAAAATCCACAATCGTTGTTTCATATCTTCTACATTATGCTATTTTTAATGATAATGTAAATATTGCTATTCTTGCTAACAAGGCATCTACCGCAAAAGATTTATTAGACCGCCTTCAGACCGCTTACGAGAACCTCCCGAAGTGGTTACAGCAAGGTGTAATGACTTGGAACAAAGCGTCATTGGAACTTGAGAATGGTTCAAAAATTATTGCTGCATCTACATCCGCATCAGCAGTTCGTGGTGGATCATACAATATTATATTTTTGGACGAATTTGCGTTTATTCCAAACCATATTGCGGATATGTTTTTTAGTTCCGTATATCCAACGATTTCTTCAGGTAAAAATACAAAGGTAATTATTGTTTCTACCCCTCACGGGATGAATCACTTTTATAAAATTTGGCACGATGCGGAAAGATCAAAAAATGAATATATTCCAACGGAAGTTCATTGGAGTGAAGTTCCAGGAAGAGATCTAAAATGGAAAGAGCAAACAATTGCTAATACAAGTGAGCAGCAATTCCGTGTTGAGTTTGAATGTGAATTTCTTGGATCTGTTGATACTTTAATAAATCCAAGTAAATTAAGAACTCTTGTATATGAAACAGCAAAAGTCAGTAATGCTGGACTCGATGTTTATGAAGATCCACAGAAAGATAATACCTATGTAATAACAGTTGACGTTGCAAGAGGAGTAGAAAAAGATTATTCTGCATTTACTGTAATAAATGTATCGCAGTTTCCACATAAATTGGTAGCAAAGTACAGAAATAATCAAATAAAACCAATTTTATTTCCTCAAGTAATTAAAGAAGTTGCTGTTTCATATAATAATGCATACGTTTTATGCGAAGTAAATGATGTTGGTGATCAAGTAGCTGCTGGATTGCATTATGATTTAGAATATACAAATGTTCTTATGTCTTCTATGAGAGGAAGAGCAGGACAAGTTTTGGGGCAAGGATTTTCTGGAAAGAAAGTTCAACTTGGGGTTAAAATGTCCAAATCCACAAAAAAAGTGGGGTGTTTAAATCTAAAGGCATTAATAGAAGATAGTAAATTAGTATTTTCGGATTATGATATTATCAGTGAATTAACTACATTTATACAAAAAGGTGGTTCATTTGAAGCGGAAGATGGATGCAATGACGATTTAGTAATGTGTTTAGTAATGTACTCTTGGTTGATACTTCAAGACTATTTTAAAGAACTGACAGATCAAGATATAAGAAAAAAATTATACGAAGAGCAACAAAACCAAGTAGAACAAGATATGACGCCATTTGGATTTATTGTAGATGGTGTTAATGATCGTTCATCTTTTACTGATGAAAATGGAGATAGATGGCACACAGATGAATATGGAGATATGTCATATATGTGGGAGTATATCTGATGGATGTAGACGACCAATTTCAAGTAGAGCATTTATATCTAACTGAAAGGAAGTGTAGAAGTTGCGGACAGATTAAAGATCTTATAGATGGTTTTTACAGAACAAGAAAAAATAAATATCAACTATCTTCATATTCATATGAATGTAAAAGTTGTTCTATAAAAAGAATTATGGAATCCAGAAAAATTAAATATAAATTTCCTAAATGGGAATATCCTGACTGGTAATTTGTTCATGCACAGTTTCATCAAATGAAAATATATGTTTTAATAAATATTTTTTAGAGAAACTGAGACCTTAGGGAGAAAAACATGGCGACTCCTCAATTATCTCCTGGTGTACTTACTAGAGAGGTTGATTTAACAGTCGGAAGAGCTGAAAACGTATTAGATAACATTGGTGCAATTGCTGGACCATTTTCGATTGGACCAATCGATGAAGCAATTGACATCACCACAGAACAAGATTTAATTAATGTTTTCGGTAAGCCAATTTCAACTGATGCACAATACGAATATTGGCTTAGCGCATCATCATATCTTTCATATGGTGGAGTTCTTAAAGTTGTTAGAACCGATGGGACAACTTTAAAAAATTCTAACGCTGGTGTAGGTGTAGCAAATACATCAGTGAAAATTAAAAATTACGATGATTACAATTCCAATTTTTCATCTGCTACCTCTTTCAATTTTGCCGCTAAAACTCCTGGAACTTGGGCAAATGGATTAAAAGTTTGTTTTATTGATGATCTTGGAGACCAAATTATTGGTATTGCTACTACTAGTTTATCTGGAATTGGAGTAACAATTGGAAACGGTGTATATTCTGATATTAGTGGAACTTCAATTGCTCTTGATGGAACTGTAACCACTTTTGATGGAACTCTCAATGCAATTATCACAGGAGTCTCTACAGATTCTGTAGATGGTAATAGCACAGTTACAATTAAAATTGTATCCAGAACAACTTCTGGAGGTATTACATCTTCAGTTTCATATGCTAGAGGAAATTCCGCTGCATCATTTGAAGCAAATGATAGCATAACCTTTGTCGGATCTGGAAGAGCATCTGAAACTATTACAACAGTTAAAGATTGGTATGATGAGCAAACTTTAGGATTGACAAATAGCGTAATCTATTGGAAATCTATTGCTCCTAAACCATCAACAAATGGTTATGTTCTTAACAGATCTGGAAGAAACGATTCTCTTCACATTGCAGTAGTAGATGATTCTGGTTCAATTACTGGAATCAAAGGTAATATTTTAGAAAAATTTGTAAATCTTTCTAAGGCATTTGATGCTATTTCTGAGGTTAATTCTCCACAGAAAATTTATTACAAGAATTTCCTTTCGAATTATTCTTCTTACATTTATGCTGGAGCAAATCCATCTTCAGCAGCAGATGCTTACACTGGAACTGTTCCAAGACCAACAGGATTTTCTTCTGGATATACTAAGTTATCTACTTCAGATGGTCTTTGGGGACAAACTTCTCAAGGAACTACATTTAGCACAATTGGTAATGTAACTTATAATTTAACTGGTGGTTATGATTATGGTGTTAATGGTGGTATGCAAGCAACCCTTGGGGACTTGATGACATCATATAATATATTTGCAAATAGAGACTCAATAGAAGTAGATTATTTAATTTGTGGTCCTGGACTTACCAATGAATTTGATTCTCAGGCAAAAGCAAATAAACTGATTGCGATTGCAACTGGAAGAAAGGATTGTCTTGCTGTTGTTTCTCCACATAGAGCAAGCGTGGTTGATGTATTAAATGCAGATACACAAACCAATAATATTATTAAATTCTTTAGTCCAATTTCTTCTTCATCATACGCAGTATTCGATTCTGGATACAAATACATGTATGATAGATTTAATAATGCATTTAGATACATTCCTTGTAACGCGGATGTTGCTGGACTGATGATGAGAGTTAACATTAACTCCTATCCTTGGTTCTCTCCTGCTGGACAACAAAGAGGTATTTTGAATAATGCAATTAAACTTGCATATAATCCAACAAAACCACAAAGAGATCAACTTTATACCCAAAGAATAAATCCAATTATTACTCAACCTGGACTTGGAATTCTTCTGTTCGGTGATAAGACTGGTCTTGGATATGCTTCAGCGTTCGATAGAATTAACGTTCGTCGTCTCTTCCTTACTGTTGAACAGGCACTGGAAAGAGCAGCACAAGCGCAGTTGTTCGAATTCAATGATTCAATTACAAGATCAAACTTCGTAAATATTGTTGAACCATATCTCAGAGATGTTCAATCAAAGAGAGGTCTTTATGATTTCCTGGTTATTTGTGATGAGTCAAACAATACTCCAGATGTAATTGATAATAATGAGTTCAGAGCTGACATCTTTATTAAACCAGCTAAATCAATTAACTACGTGACACTGACATTCGTTGCAACTAGAACTGGAATCAGTTTTGATGAAGTTGCTGGTAGAGTTTGATAACCTTATAGAAATTAAAAAAACGGAGGTAACTTAAAATGACTCAACAAGTTAGCAACAGACCAAATATCAGAAACATCTCAAACTTCAAGGAGAAACTTGCAGGTGGTGGTGCAAGACCCAATATTTTCGAAGTTTCTATTCCAGATTTTCCTGATTTTGCAAAAAATCAGTGGGACAACAATACAAGATTAACTTTTAATTTCCTTTGCAAAGCTGCAGCACTTCCTGCATCTAACGTTGCCCCAATTGATGTTCCTTTCAGAGGAAGAATTCTGAAAGTTGCTGGAGACAGAACATTTGATACTTGGACAGTAACAATCATTAATGATGAAGATTTCAAAATCAGACACGCTTTTGAAGTTTGGATGAATGGAATCAACAAACTTGATAATGCTACTGGAGCAACTAGCCCATCTTCTTATATGAGAGATGCATTTGTCTATCAATTAGGAAGAAGTGGACGAGTAAACGGCGTGAATGCAGTAACAGATGCAATTAATACTGGTTCTACTGGAGAAGCAACAGTATTGAGATCTTATAAATTCTATGATATTTTCCCAACTAATATTTCTCAGATTGATCTTTCATACGAAACATCTGACACTATTGAGGAATTTACTGTAGAATTCCAAGTCCAATACTATGAAATTAATGGTGGTCCTGGAAATATTAAATAAATAATATCACTCAGTTAATAAGTAAAATAAATTATGGCGAGATTATTTGGATTCTCAATTGATGATAATGAATCATTAGCACCTAGTGTAGTGTCCCCCGTTCCTCAAAATAATGAGGACGGGGTTGATCACTATTTAACTAGTGGGTTTTTTGGTTCGTATGTAGATATTGAAGGAGTCTATAGAACTGAATTTGATTTGATTAAGAGATATCGTGAAATGTCTCTTCATCCAGAAGTTGATAGTGCAATTGAAGATATCGTAAACGAAGCTATAGTAAGTGATAGCAATGATACTCCAGTTCAAATTGAACTTTCAAATCTTAATGCTAGTGATGGAATAAAAAGAAAGATTAGAGAAGAATTTAAGTATATTTTAGAGTTATTGGACTTTGATAAAAAGTGTCACGAGATTTATAGAAACTGGTATGTTGATGGTAGATTATTCTACCATAAAGTAATTGATATAAAAAGACCTCAAGAAGGAATACAAGAACTTAGATATATCGATTCAATGAAAATTCGATATGTCAGACAACAAAAGAAAGTAAATAACGATAGATATAATCTTTCTGCAAGGAATACTGATAATCCTATGGATTATGAATTCCCAGAAATCGAAGAGTACTTTGTATATAATCCAAAACAGACTTACCCTGTTGGGGCAACTGGTGGGCAGGCAAACGGAAGTTCATCTGCAAATCCAGGAATAAAAATGACAAGAGATTCAATTACATATTGTACTTCTGGTCTTGTAGATAGAAATAAGGGAACAACATTATCATATTTAAATAAAGCAATTAAAGCACTCAATCAACTCAGAATGATTGAGGATTCTTTGGTTATCTATAGATTATCTCGTGCTCCAGAGCGTCGTATTTTCTACATCGACGTAGGTAATCTCCCTAAAGTAAAAGCAGAGCAATATCTTCGTGACGTTATGATGCGTTATCGTAACAAACTTGTATACGATGCATCAACTGGAGAAATCCGTGATGATAAAAAGTTTATGAGTATGCTTGAAGATTTCTGGCTTCCTCGCCGTGAAGGTGGTAGAGGAACAGAAATTTCTACTCTTCCTGGTGGACAAAATCTTGGGGAAATTACAGATATTAAGTATTTCCAATCCAAACTTTATAGATCTTTAAATGTTCCCCCTTCAAGAATGGAAGGTGAAGGTGGATTCAATTTAGGTCGTTCATCAGAAATTCTTAGGGATGAACTTAAATTTACTAAATTTGTTGGACGTTTGAGAAAGCGTTTTTCAAATATGTTTAATGATATGTTGAAGACTCAATTAATTTTAAAAAATATCATCACTCCAGAAGATTGGAGAGTGATGTCTGAGCATATTCAATATGATTTCTTATATGATAATCACTTCTCAGAACTTAAAGATGCAGAATTGCTCACTGAGAGATTAAATCTTGCTGCTACTGCTGAACCATATATTGGAAAATATTATTCTCAAGATTATGTCCGTCGTAAAATTCTTCGTCAAACGGATCAAGAAATAATTGAACAAGATATGATCATTGAAAAAGAAATTGAAAGTGGAAAAATTCCAGATCCAAATGCACCGATTGATCCAGCAACAGGAATGCCAATGGATCAACAAACAGCAAATATGAATCTTGGACAACCAGTAATGGAACCAGATGTTACAAAAGATGCTGAAACAACTCAGGTAAAAGATAAAACTGCTGAACTTACAAAATAATCCTTTCTAAATAAATTATAATTAAAATTGCTTTTATTTTTATGGATGAACTTATGGATATGATTATGGGTGATGAATCGCCATCCCAAATTAGCGATAAAATTAAAGAACTTCTTTATGTAAAAGCGGGAGACAGGATTGATTCTCTTAGACCTGAAGTTGCTAATGTTATGTTCAATACAAATACGGAATCAGAGGAAGAATGAAATCATTCAAGCAATTTATATCTGAATCGGTTAATATTGCTGGTGATTTTACTGGGAATCTTTATATTAATTCTCAATCTGAACAACCACAACAAGTTGGTGAAAGTTATGTTGCAGACGTTATGTGGCAAGGTAACTTATACCGACTTGAATTGGTAACTAAATCTGGACTTCCATCAAAACAAGAACTTGGTGAACAACTTCAAAGAGAATATCCTGGAGCAATTGTTCATCAAATTTATCCTGCGGAAGAAAAAAATTTTAATATTAAAAACGCAAAAAGATACCACCCATCAAAGTTAGAATGGATTGATTGATAAATGGCTCAGTGGAATAAGACTACACAAGACTTCTTAAATCAAGAAAGAAGTCTTTTTGAAACCTTCAATATTGCAGATCACTGGGGAAACCAGACAGACTGGAGACCTC